ATATACGGATATATAAGCGATTATTACGAGAAAATACAGAATAACGAGATAGTAACCAGCAAATGGATAAAGTTGGCAATGGATTATATCGTATATGGGCTCGATAATGGCGAATTTGAATATGATCATAAAAAGGCAACTGCTGCCATAGATTGGATAGAAGGTCATTGTTTTCATACAGAGGGCCCGCTTGCTCCTGGGCAGTTAAATTTGGAGTTATGGCAGAAGGCCATTGTATCATCGTTATTTGGTATTGTTGATGTAGATACTGGATATAGACAATTTAGAGAATGTGTTTTGATAGTCGCTCGTAAAAATGGTAAATCACTTTTTGCAGCGGCTATTATTAAATATACATGGCATATAGATGGGGGCTATGGTGCAAAGATATTCTGTGTTGCTCCGAAGCTCCAGCAGACAGATATCATTTATGACAATGTTTGGCTAATGACTCAGCTTGATCCAGAATGGCAAGCCTTAAAGCAATCGATAGAAGATAGCAAGGACCAACATAACAAAAAGACTGTTGATGATTCTATGTTAGCAAGGCATAGAATGACAGACCTTTTTATTCCTGGCACGAATTGCTCCGTCAAAAAGATAGCCTTTAGCTCTAAGAAGTCAGACGGATTTAATCCATCGCTAACTGTATGTGACGAGATAGCATCGTGGGAAGGCGACAAAGGCCTTAAGCAATATGAGGTTATGAAAAGTGGAATGGGTGCCAGACCCGAAGGTATAATATTGTCTTGCTCCACTGCTGGATATATTTACGGCTCAATATATGATGAATTGATACAAAGGGCAACAAGAGTGCTTCTTGGAGAATCCAAAGAGAAGCGCCTGCTGCCTTTTTTATATATGATTGATGATATCGAAAAATGGAACGATATCACAGAACTGCATAAAAGTAATCCAAATTTGAATGTATCAGTGTCAGAGGATTATTTGAAAGAAGAGATTGCTGTTGCAGAAGGCTCGCTGAGTAAAAAGGCGGAGTTTTTAACAAAATACTGCAATATAAAGCAAAACAGTTCGCAGGCTTGGCTTTTGGCTCAAGACATTGAAAATGCGTGTGATGATGCTCTCTCATTACTCTCCTTCAAAGGCAGTTATTGCGTCGGTGGTATCGACCTTTCGCAGACCACCGACTTGACCGCCTGCAATGTGGTTATTGAGAAGAATGGAGAGCTTTATATATTCAGCAAGTTTTTCTTGCCAGCAGAGAGGATAGACGAAGCATCCGAACGTGATGGCATTCCGTATAGGATTTACATCGAACAGGGGCTGTTACAGCCTTCTGGCGAGAATTTTGTTGATTATCATGATTGTTTCAATTGGTTCGTTGAATTGGTTGAAAAATATGAAATATATCCGTTGCAGATTGGATATGATAGGTACTCAGCGCAGTATCTCGTGCAAGATATGCAGGCCTACGGATTCCATATGGATGATGTTTACCAGGGCGACAACTTATATCCTGTGTTGCTTGAGTTTGAAGGACTGCTGAAAGATAAAAAGATACACATAGGCGATAACAGCCTACTAAAAATACATATGCTCAACAGCGCAATTAAGTATTCTGTTGAGCGTGGCAGAGGAAAGCTGATAAAGCTGAATGCCAGCGACCACATAGACGGAATGGCAGCTCTTGCTGATGCGTTCTGCGTTCGTCAGAAGTGGTATGGAGAAATAGGCGAGCAGCTTTCCAATGAGGAATAGAACAATGGGACTTTTTGAATCAATATTTGGAAAAAAACAACAGGTTAATGCGACAGATGGCTATTTTCAAACGCTCACGGCGTATCGTCCAGTTTTTACGACTTGGGGCGGTAAATTATATGAATCAGAACTTGTAAGGTCAGCAATTGACGCAAGGGCGAGGCATATAAGTAAGCTGAAAGTTGACACGATTGGAAGTGCAAAACCAATGCTCCAGTCACGGATCAGGAAGAAGCCAAATAGTTTTCAGACCTGGTCTCAATTTTTATACAGACTGTCAACAATACTGGATATGCAGAATACGGCTTTTATTGTTCCTGTAATTGAGCACGGTGAGACAACAGGTTACTTTCCTGTTCTGCCTTCTCAATGTGAAATAGTGATGGCAAATAATGAGCCATATATCAGATATCATTTTTCGAGTGGTAAGGTTGGAGCGATTGAGCTTTCAAAGTCTGGAATAATGACAAAATTCCAATATGAGAGCGATATGTTTGGCTCTGATAACACAGCACTTAATAATACAATGGCTCTTTTGGATATTCAGAAGCAGGGAATCAAGGAAGCAATCAAGAATTCTGCTACATATCGCTTTATGGCACAGGTAAATAACTTTACTAAAGCCGAGGCTCTTGCAAAAGAGAGACAGCGATTCACAAAAGAGAATCTGTCGAAGGAAGCTGAAGCAGGAGGACTGTTGCTATTCCCGAATACATACATGAACATCCAGCAGCTTAAGAATACGCCATACACAGTCGATTCGGCTCAAATGGAGCTGATCCAGACGAATGTGTACAACTACTTCGGCGTTAATAAGGACATTTTACAGAATAGTGCCTTTGGTGATGCTTGGTCAGCCTTCTATGAGGGCGCAATTGAGCCGTTTTCGATTCAGTTCAGTGAAGTTATCACAAAGATGACTTTTACAGACAGAGAACAAGCTCAGGGCACGTTAATAATTGCAACAGCCAACAGATTGCAGTATATGAGCAATAAAGACAAGCTGGAAGTGTCTGCACAGATGGCTGATAGAGGAATAATGAGCATTAACGAGGTTCGAGAAATATGGAACCTTGCACCAGTCGACGGTGGCGATGTCAGAATTATCCGAGGCGAGTATTGGAACGCAGACGAAAAGACAGGAGATGACAACAATGAACAAGATAATGGAGAAAATTGAGAACGGTAGACAGTACCGCTCGATGATTTTAGAGGTTAAGGCGCAGGACGAGCCAGAGAGCTATGTCGTGGAAGGCTATGCCACAACATTCAATGCGCCTTATGAGTTATATAGTTATGATGATGTGACTGTAATGGAGCAGGTCGACAGAAACGCATTCAGTGAGTGCGATATGGCTGATGTTATATTCCAGTACGATCATAAAGGGCGAGTATTCGCCAGAGTAAGCAATAATACCTTATCATTGCTTTGCGATGACCACGGGTTATTGATAAATGCTGATTTAGGAGGCACAGAGATAGGCAGAGGGCTTTATGAGGAGATATCCAAAGGATATACAACTAAAATGTCATTTGGCTTTACTGTGACCGAGGACGAAGTCAGCGAGACAAATGGCGAGGATGGTAGACGTACATATCTTCGCACGATAAAGAAAATTGGTAAGCTATATGATGTTTCAGCGGTTAGCTTGCCAGCTAACGACGCGACTGAGATATCAGCTCGTGCATTTTGCGACGGAGTGATTGCAAAGGCAGAAGCGGAGCGACTTCTTGAGGCTGAAAACAGACGCAAGGTTGAAGCATTAAAGTTGAAATTGAAACTAATGGAGGTTTAGTCATGAATTTTTCAGAAATGACAATGAGCGAGCTTGATGCTCGTATCGTAGAGATCAGAAGCCTTCTGGATGGCGAGGGCGCAGATATTGACGCACTCACAGCAGAGGTTGACGCAATTGAGGCTCGCAAGAAGGAAATTGCAGAGCAGGAAGCAAAAGAGGCAGAGCTTAGAGCAAAGGTTGCAGCGGGCTCTGTTGGAACAGTAGTAAAAGATATCATTCCACAGGAGGAAAAGACAATGGAAGAAGTAAGAAATTCACAGGCATATATTTACGCATATGCAAATTACATTAAGACAGGCGATGATACAGAGTGTCGTTCACTTCTCACAGAGAACGTATCAGGCGGTACAGTAGCAGTACCAGAGCTTGTTTATGGCACTATTAACCACGCATGGGACAATGAGCCTGTTATTGCGCTTGTTAAGAAGACATTTCTCAAGGGTAATGTTAAGGTTGGCTTTGAAATTTCAGCAACTGGTGCTGTTGAGCATACAGAGGGCGGTTCTGCTGTAACTGAGGAGGAGCTTGTCCTTGGTATCGCTAAGCTCACACCTATCAGCATCAAGAAGTGGATTAGCGTTTCTGATGAGGTTCTTGACATGAACGGCTCAGCTTTCCTTGAGTACATCTACTCAGAGCTTGGATATCAGATTGCTAAGAAGTGCGCTGATGAGATTATCGCTGATATTCTTGCAACTGACGGAACAGGAAGCGCATCAACTCCAGTTCAGTCTGTTATCACTGCAGCTCCTGGCCTTGCTACAATCGCAGAGGCAGTTGCTCATCTTTCAGACGAGGCAAGCAATCCTGTTGTAGTAATGAATAAGCTCACATATGCTACATTCAAGGCAGTACAGGCTGGCGCTAACTACGGACAGGATGTATTTGATGGTCTTAAGGTTGTATTCAACAACAGCATCCCAGCATATTCAGCAGCAACTGCTGGTACTGGCGTATATGCTATCGTTGGAGACCTGGGACGAGGTGTACAGGCTAACTTCCCTAACGGACAGGATATCGAGTTCAAGTTCGACGACAAGGTGCTTATGACACAGGACCTCGTAAGAGTTCTTGGAAGAATGTACTGCGGACACGCTGTTGTAGCTCCTAAGTGCTTCACAAAGGTTATCAAGCCATCACAGGGCTAATTAAATGAAGGTCATCGTTAAAAAGGTATTTATCGACAAAGACGATGCGTTAAAGGCTTATGCAGTGGGGGAGACATTATCCCTCACTGATACAGCCAGAGTTAAGGATTTGGTCGATAGAGGACTCGTTGAAGTTGTAGACGAGCCGAAGCCTGAAAAAACAACAAAGGCAACAAAGAAGAAATAAATCGAGGTGGCGCAGATGTTAGACAAAATTAAACATATATTGTTAGATGATGACGATGATGATGAATATGATACAGAGATATCCGATTTGATAGATGCAGCACTTCTTGATTTGGGACTTGCTGGAGTCAAAGATTTCACTACATCGACAACAGATGCGCTTATTCTTCGAGCTGTAACGACATATTGCAAGATGAATTTTAGGAATCCAGTCGATTATGATGCGCTTTTAGCAAGTTACAATATGCAGAAGGCTCAGCTTGGAATGGCTCTGGACTATGTGGATGAGGATTAAACTATGGAGAAGATAGGCAAGTTATACTTGATTGCATCGACATATGCTCTTGATTCATATGGAGTTAAACGCAGGACTGAGACGGAGCGCAAATTGAGATGCTCAATTTCATCCGTGTATGGCTATGAAACTGACAATGCAGGAGTTAAAGGCATAAAGCCAGAAAAACGATTCATAGTTAGGGCGACAGAATATCACGGCGAAGAGATTGTGAAATATAACGATGTTAGATATTCGATATACAGAACATATCTTCGTGATGATGAGCGCATCGAATTGTATTGTCAGAAGGATGTGGGAGCATGAAAAAGATAGATGCTGTTGACCTGTCAGATGCAATACAGGATATATTATCGGAATATGGCGATAAGGCTTATGCAGTTATCCGTGAGGAGTCTGAACGGCTCGGCAAGGTGGCAGCAAAAGAATTAAAAAATAAATCGCCAAAGCGCACAGGATCATATGCAAAAGGCTGGAAAGCCAAAGCGTACAAGACGAGACTGAGCGCAGGAAGTGTTGCGTATAACAAAACAGACTATCAGTTGACTCATCTTCTGGAACACGGCCATCTCAATCGAGATGGAAGCAGAACGGAAGGACAGCCACATATCAAGGATGTTAATGATTCAATACAGTCGAAATTTGTTGATGCAATAAAGGAAGGGTTACAAAAATGACATTGCAAGATGTTAAAACGATGATAAAAGAAATGGCTGATGAGATTGATTGCCAGTATTCATATTACAGCTTTGAAATGGAAGAGGGCGAGACAAAACCGCCTTTTTTAGTGTTTTATTATCCAGATAATAATGATTTATATGCTGATGATATGAATTTCTGTAAAATCAAAGGATTGACCATTGAATTTTATACAGATTATAAGGATTTTGAGAACGAGGCTATTATCGAGCGAATTCTTGAGGAGCACGAGATAGCATATGATTCAGAATCGACTTATATATCTGGTGAGCATTTATTTGAGCAAATCTATACTATGGAGGTATTGATAAATGGCTAATAAAGTTAAATACGGTCTTAAAAATGTATATTATGCCGTTTTACAGACCGACGGCACAAGCGCAGCACTTGCTACTTATGGCAGTCCAGTAAAGTGGCCAGGCGCTGTTAATCTCTCACTTGATGCAGAGGGAGATACAAATAAGTTTTTCGCTGATAATATCAATTATGCTACATTTGCAAGCAATAGCGGATATTCAGGAAGCCTTGAGAGTGCTTTAGTTCCTGATTCATTCCGTGAGGATGTTCTCGGAGATCACAAGAACGCAACTGATAAGACTCTTACAGAGGATATGGGAGCTGTAACAAAGCACTTCGCTCTGCTCTTCCAGTTTGAGGGCGATACAAGCGCAACAAGACATGTTATGTACAACTGTACAGCAACACGTCCATCAGTTGCAGGAGCAACAAAAGAGGATTCAATCGAGGCTCAGACAGAGTCAGTAGATATCACTGCATCATCAATCTTTAACAAGGATTTGCAGATGGATATTGTAAAGGCTAAGTGCGAATATGATGCTTCAGCAGAATCAGTATATGCTACTTGGTTTGATTCAGTATACCAGGCTACATCATAGGAGAGGTAAATCAATCATATGATAAAAAATGTGACCATAGGCGACAAGGAATTAGTCCTTGTTGCCAATGGAGCCACGCCTTACAGATATAGACAGGTCTTTGGCTCCGATTTAATGAATGAGTTAAATTACATTACAGACAAAGAGGATATGGGTAAATCTGTTGATGTCGTTTCAAAAATGGCTTTTATTATGAAAAACCAAGCGGAAAAGGCTGATATGAGCAGATTAACAGAGGATATGTTCATTGAATGGCTCGAGCAGTTCGAGACAATGGATATTATCGCAGCAAGCCACGATATATTTGCGATTTATATGAGCAATATGAAGAGTGAATCTGTGGCAAAAAAAAAGGAAAAATAACAAGCCGTCAAATGAATACGGCTGTATATCTACTGAGGGCATTTCAAGTCGGGATATCACTTCCAGACCTTGATGAGCTTTCCGTAGGAATGGTAATGGATATTATAACGGAGTCGGCAAACGATGGCTATGAGTATGATGCAAAAGCCACGCAAGCCGACTTTGATAGTTTTTAGAGGTCAAAAGTATGGCTGATAGAATTAAGGGCATAACCGTCGAAATAAACGGCGATACCACCAAATTACAAAGCGCATTAAAGGGTGTTAATAGTTCACTAAAAGAGTCACAGTCGGCATTAAGGGACGTCAATAAGCTCCTAAAAATGGATCCTGGCAATACTGAGCTACTTAAGCAGAAGCAGGAACTATTAAACAAGTCAATTGCTGATACAAAATCAAAGCTCGAGACAGAAAAACAGGCATTGGCTCAGTTAAAGAATGCCGACCAGACCGAGGAAGTTATAAGACAGCAGCAGGCTCTTGAGCGTGAAATAATAAGCACAGAGCAGAGCTTACAGAGTCTTGAAAATGAATATCGCAATTTTGGCTCTGTTGCGTCACAGCAGATTGCAAATGCTGGGAACAAATGGAAAGAAGCTGGAAGTAAAATAAGCGATGTTGGCAAGGGAATGGCAACAGCAGGAGCTGTTATCACTGGCGCAGAGGTTGCAATCGTAGCAGCGGGCAAAGGCATATTCGACTATGCTGATTCGATAGCAGACGTGGGCGATGCAATTGACAAGAATTCTCAAAAGCTCGGAGTTTCTGCGAAATTTTATCAGGAATGGGATGCTGTGCTTCAACATTCTGGCTCATCAATGGAGTCGATGGGGAGCACATTTAAGACATTAAATAAAGTCACAGAAAATGCTACAAAAACGCAACAGGCAGCGCTTGATACATTAGGCCTTAAGGTTGAGCAGTTTGGAGGCTCTTCCGAGAAGGCTTTTACAATGATTGTAACAGCACTTCAAAAAATGCCTGAGGGCACAGAAAGAGCATATGCTGCTCAACAGTTACTTGGCAAGGGTGCGACAGAATTAGGCGCTTTATTTAATACATCTGCGGATGATACACAGGCTATGATTGACAAGCTCAATGAATTGGGCGGTGTAATGTCAAATGAAGCCGTAAAAAATTCGGCAGCATTTAAGGATGAGATGCAGGATATGCAATCATCACTTGCTGGAATGGGTAACGAGATAGGCGCAGAGCTTATGCCTTCACTTATCGAGTTAATGCAGGAGATAACAATTTTTGTTAAGGATAACAAGGATGATACTGTTGCCTTCTTGAAACAGTTGACAATTGCTTTAAGTGAACTGATACAGCAATTTCACGATATGACTCCAGAACAGAAGGAGTCCGTATTACAAATGGGCGCAATGATTGCATCAATAGGACCGTTACTGACTATCATAGGCGGTCTTGTGACGGCAATAGGCGGTGTTGTAAGTGGAATTGGTAGCATAATGACCGCTGCCCCTGCAATAACTGGATTCTTCTCGACCGCTGCCACAACAGTCGGAGAGTTCTGCGCAGCACTTGGCCCTCTTGGATGGGCATTACTTGCGCTCGTTGGCTCTGTTACTTGGATGATATCAAGAATCAAAGAATGTGGCATGACTTGGCAGGACTTCGTGGATGGTCTTGGCTTTATGTTGGCAGATGCAAAGAAGTTTGTTGTTGATTTCTTCGATTGCGTTGTGTATTTCTTCACGGATTTAGGCACAAAGGCATTAAATTGGGGCAAGGATTTAGTTACCAATTACCTCAACGGAATAAAGGCAAATATAAATCTGTTGGCAACGGCTGGAAAGCTGATAGGCGAGAAGATTAAGAGTTATATTCACTTCTCAGAGCCTGATGTCGGACCATTGTCTGATTTCCATACATATATGCCCGATATGCTCAAGGGATTAGCAGAGGGCATAAATGACAACATCGGAATGCTGGATAAGCCAATGAGCAATCTGGCTTCTGCAATGGTGCCAGGAACGAACGGAATGAATGACAGGCTTGACGGTATCAGAGGAGCAATTGGCAATATGAGTACAAATGTCAATGTTACTCTTGAGGGCGATGCTCAGGGACTATTCAAGATGGTTAAAACGCAGAACGGCAAAGCAAGACGAATGACAGGTCGCTCAGCTTTGGCATAGGTGGATAATATGGCGATATTTAAGATAGGGAGCTACGATGTTAGCTCCCATATTATTTTAGGACAATACAAGGTTAATAAGATAGACCAGTACAACGAATGGGTTGATGCTGGTGGAAATACTCACAGGGGCGTTTATAAAAGGCGCATAGAGGGCTCTATAAAGGTCAAATTCGTGCACGTTGGCGAGTATGAGGCATTCTTGTCTGCATACAATAGTGCAAGGAATGCGAATGGTCTTGTTACTTGCGAGATGTATGTGAATAACACTGGCGAGACTGCGCAGAACGTGAGAGTATTTCTTGATTTTGAGCCTTCCAAGAATAGGAATGGCTCTAACAGAGATATATATGATGAATTCGTCATTGAAGTGACGGAGAGGTAACAGAATGATAAGTATTTCTGATTCAACAAAAGCAAAATTACAAAGTGATTATTGTGTAAAGCATTTTACTATTAACATTTTACAGTATTCGTTCAACGAGAATGACATCTATCAGGACTCGCTCAATCTTACAGAGTCGATTATGGATGATACTGTGGAATATCTCGGCTGTATCAGCTCAAAATTCGAAGTTAAATTATCAAATAGCAACTGGCCTGTTATGGATTGCTCAGGTCAGTATATATCGGCAAAAATGACCATTGATGGCGAGGATATCCCATTATTTCACGGATATATCGATTCTGTGGAATATGACAAGACAGAACACGCAACAAAACTGACTTGTTATGATTCACTTTATTACATAATGAATACCACATCATTCGCAGATGGCACATTGGTATATAAGTGGTATAAAGGGTTATTCTCTGGATCAGGCAGAATTGCTGTAAACGGATGGGCAAGCCTTAAGGATATACGAAATGCCCTTATGACGAAATTAGGATTGCAGCAGGCATATAACGGCTTTGATGGATTTCTGCCAAACGATGGAATAAAGGTTAAAAAGCGATTCAATACAAAGGATTTGACTGTATTGGAGCTGGTGCAAGGCTTATGCCAGATAAATGGCTGTTTTGGAATAATCAACAGAGATAATAAGTTCGAGTGGCGTTATATTTCTGATAATAACCTACAGAGGACAAAACAAGCATATCCTGGCTGTTTTTATCCTGGCACTCTATATCCTTCTGATAATTACACGCAAGAGCTTGAGATAGGCGCAGAGGCAGAGATTGATACAGTAGAGAGCATTGAATACAATAAATACACTCTTAACCCTATCGCCCAGAAGATAAGCATAAGGAATAGCGAGGAGGACTCTGGTCAATATGTATCAGCTTCCAGCGCAGATACGGCGCATTATTACAAGAACTTCGTCACAATCGGAGACGATGAGACAGACAGAGAGCACGATGATATTAAGAATTCTGATGACGATGATGAGATGGTCACTGGTGCTTATATTATCGAAGGTAATATGTGGGCATATAAGTTAAAAGCCAAGAATAAGAAGATAGCCGCTGCCAATATTATGGAGATATTAGGCGGAGGTGCAACTTTTAGGAGCTTTACTCTTAAAACATACGGCTTGCCATTCATCGAGGTGGGCGACAAGATAACCTATGATAACGAGGTATTTACTGTAACTAACAGAGTGCTCTCTGGCGACCAAGTGATGTTTGATACATTCTCCTGTGAGGTTGATTATGCGCAGGGCGAGTATGTGACTACTGCTCAGGAGTGCGTGAATAACCTTCTCGAAGGACTGACGCAGGAAGAAGTCGAGACAATTGCAACAACGACATCGACTGATACAGTTAATAGTGCTATGACAGACCCAACGACTCAGGAGCCTTATGAGGTTATTATCAAAGTCAGCTTTGAGGATGGAGTGCTTGAAACAAAGTCAGTACAAATACAAGCAGGAGAATTAAATGGCTAGAATACGCAATTTGAAATTGAATGATGTGACCGTAGAACATCCATATTATACAGATTCGGAAGGCACACGGCATCAGCTGACAAAATGGATCCATAACGGAGTTGTTGTCTGGGAGAATGGCGGAAGTTATAAAGGCATATATTATATGAGTAACAATAGCAGTTATGCTTATTCATATTTGAGATATTATGACTTCGATACTGGAGAAGATACAAGAATATTAGGGTTAAGGACTCCTGTTAATCAAGATTTGTATAGGCTATATGTCGACAGTAATGGTGTATTTTTTATTGCATCATCATCTCAAAGTGGAAATTATGGATATTCATATTATGGCTATAAAGATATTACTCAGAGGACAAGAATTGCAATAGGTATAGGAAGGACTAACATAGTCGCAAATCCCATATTTTGCGAAAATGGAATATTTGTGTCGATTTCATCAGGTGTTGTATCAGCGCTCAGATTTAACGGTAGCGGTGCTGATTTTGAAACTAATATTTCAGAGGCATCTTGGAATTATTCAAATAATAATGTAATAAGTTATGGCGATTATGTTTTAAGCGGTGGCTCATATTTAATGCAATATAATAAAAATTCAAATGAATATACATTATTGAATGATTATTCATTTCTTGGTCGTTCTACTGAGCAATATGATTTTTTCTATTCTGATAGTAGGGTTGTGACATTTGATAATTCAGTATTTGCAATAATCTGGCTGAGATATAAGCCAGAATCTTCATCATCATATTTATACGAAGAGCATCTTGTTGTATACGACGAAAATGGGCAAAAACGACACTCATCAAGATTTGTAGATTCGTATTATGTCGGCAGTGGTGTAAAGTTAATATCCACAGAAAACAAAGTATATCGAATTGGTAATGATGATAATGGAGAATTTGCTATAAAGACAACAACGAATGGAATTGATTATACTTCGATTGATTTGCCAGATTATCTTGATGTTTATACAAGAGACAGAACGCAATATGTGAGGATTGTATTCAATGGCACAGACACATATCCTGCAAGTGAAGGCACAAAGATAGGTTCTGCTTTGGCTAAAAATCTACTGTCTCAATCAGATTACTTTGCATTGAAAAATAATGATGATGAGATAGAACGATTAAATGGACTGATTTATATAATAAATGGTTACTATGTATATATTGATAATTATGAGATGCAAAACTCTGATGGCAATATTGCTTTCCAGAGGCAGTATTAAGAGGTGGAAAAATGGCATATACAAAACATAACTGGCAGGACTATGAAGCTGGTGGCACATTAGTTACTGCGCAAAGATTAAACGAAATGGAAGATGGTATCGAGACGGCGAACGAGATGTTACACGTTGACGTCGATAGCGAGCTCTCTGAGACGTCGGAAAAGCCCGTTGCTAACAATGTACTTGCGAGGACTTTTAGAAGGCTCACAGAGGCGGTCAATAGCATCATACAGAACGCTGTGACAGTCGTCGATACTTCTCTGTCTACCACAAGCACTAATCCAGTGCAGAACAAGGTCGTGACGGCGGCAATAAGCCAAGCTGGCGGAGGATTCCGAGTAGAGATAGTCAGTACACTTCCCGCGACGGGGCAGAACGGCGTAATGTATCTGTTAGCGGTGGAGCAGACCGAGACGGGCAATCTGTACGACGAATATCTATGGATAGAGAGCCAGTCACGATTCGAGCGAGTGGGCTCGAGGATAAGTATTGACGATGCGCTCTCTGATACAAGCGAGAATCCAGTGCAGAATAAGGTTGTAAAGAGTGCCATCGACGGAAAGCAAGACTATATCGCTCCAGTCACAATTCAGCAAGACGGAACAAAGTCGCTCGTCGTGAATGGCAATTTGGCTACGAGTGCTAATGTTAATGTAATGAATGGTAATAATACCGTTGCATTGCAGAGTTCGAGCCTTAGTAATATCGTATTTACTGACGGCACGACAGCAAATAGGTATTCTGTTCAAGACTTAGTCGACCAAGAGGGCGGAGTACAGTCCGACTGGGACGAGACCGATACGGAGAGCCTGGCGTATATACAGAATAAGCCGAATATACCGAGCGAGGTTACGGAAAGCACAGTCAGCGGATGGGGCTTCACAAAAAATACTGGAACATACTCAAAGCCGAGCGGCGGTATTCCCGAATCTGATTTGGACAGTACACTACAAGATAAGATATACAAAGGCACAATACAAAGCGACTGGGATGTAGATGATTCAGACGAGCCCGATTATATAAAGAATAAGCCGTCACTTTCCACAGTTGCTACGAGCGGCTCGTATGATGATTTAGAAGATAAGCCAAACGCGTTAGACCTTGAGCAAGGCTCAAAATGCACCATTGAATGGGGAGTAGACGCATCTCAAAGAGGGGGAATTCCGTCGGGTAAAATGGGCTATGCTGATGGACTTATAATAAGTCAAGATGATGATGAGGATGAATCTGCTGGAATAAAAATGTCGCCCGATGGAATAGCATTGTGGTCGCCTTGTAATAATTATTCGATTCGATATTTTGATGAAGATAGTGATGGAGAGGCTTTATGGGAAATTGATGATGTCGGTAATTTTAGTGGAAACGCCGCCAGTGCTGATACCGCTTCAGATGCCACAAATTCTAATTATCTAAAGTATACGCATACCAACGAAATCAATTTCAAAGGTGGCACTCAGTCGACTTGTTATTTTAATTACAGAAATGCTAATACAGATGCACAGAGTGCCATATCTGCTATTGAGTATAAGTTTTGTAATTACGCAAACGATACGAGTAAAACAACAATAACAGCTAATAAATTTAATGGTGTCGCAAATAATGTCAGCGGTACTGTCACTATTGCTCATGGCGGAACGGGAGCAACGACCGCCGCTAATGCAAGGACTAATCTCGGACTTGGTGGAGCAGCGACATATTCTGCCACATCATCGGTAACGAGTGGTAGTTCTGCTTTGGTTACGAGTGGTGGTGTGTATAGTACCCTTTCAAGAAGCACAGCAACAATTATAACAAATATGATATTAGAAAGAAGTGGAAATGTAAGAATTTTGCATTTTTGTGGTTGTAAACCATCAACAGAGGCTAATTTTGGAAGTGGTATAATAC